ACCACGATCAGGCTAAAGACTTCGGGCCTCTTCGTTGGGAGAGCCTGCGCGCCTTCTGCCCGCCCGATGCTTATGCTGCTGGCATGGGCTATGGCGCGAGGCGTGCATTGCAGTCGATCACATTCCACAAGCAGGACGGGCTGGTGCTGCGTGCGCTGGACCCGATTGACAGAATTTCGGAGTAATCGCGAGGGGCGCGATGGTTGAGAAATGAGCCGTAGCGCAGTCTGATTTCTGACCAACACAAAGCCTGTGTGCGCCCCTCGCAATGTTTTCTAGCGGTTCAGCTTAACGCCTGCAACCGCTTTTCGCGCTGAAGCCGCCGCAAAGTACGCTCGACTGCCGCCGGGCTGGCGGACAGTTTGACCTTGGGCTTTGTCTCGCCGTCAGCGATGTCGATCCAAACCTTGCTTTTGGGACTGACCCGTTGCGGTGAGAACGGGTGCATCGGCAGTATGATGTTGAAGCGCTCACAGGCTGCTGCGATGCTAGATCGATGCATCCCGTAATGATTGGCTGCTAAACTCAGATGCCAGCCTTGGTCTTTCGCAGCTTGGATCATGTCGCGGGTAATCAGTCGTCTCGGCGGTGCCATTCGGCTTGGTCCTTTATTCTGTTGATCTCTGCCAAGTTCTGCTTGGCCATGTATTCGATCAGTTGCAGTTGTTCCTCAGTTACCCACCACGCAGGCAACTTCACGTAGCCCGCCAGCCTCAAGGCCCTCGCTCCGGGGCTGTTGGATGGGTCACGGGGCATCACACGCCTTTCCGGGCGCGGGCAACGAAGGCTTCGGCGGCGGCGCTAACGGCTTCGAATGTGGCGAAGTCGATCTGATCCGTTCCGTAACCATCCAGCAAGTCGGACACTAGAACAGCACATGCCTCCCGCTCGGCGTTCAGGGCTTCGATGCGGTCGCGCACGGCCTCGGCCAGACGCAGGCCACCGGACAGCAGCAGCCGCTTCACCAGTTCTTCGTCAGTCATCCCCGTGGCCTCCGCTGCTTGCTGTCTTTCCAATCGCACGTCCCGATCTGCACGATGCCGGGGAAGTCGTCGATGCGGCGGAAGTCACCCACAGAACTCCACGGGTGAACTGCATATGCCCACACGCAGCCATTCTGCACTCGCGCCACCCACTCAACCCAATCAGGCAGCTTCTCCCATGCGATCACGTCTTGGGTCTTCTCCGGCAGGGGAACGGTGCGGTAGATGTAAGCATCGCACCAAGATGGGTTTTGAGTTTTTTGCCATAGGCTTCCGCCCGGACCCTTAAACGTAAACTCCCCACCCGCCTTCTCATGCTCATGCAGCGCAGCCTTTTCCTCGTCGGTCAGCAGGCCATACGGCACTCGGTTGTTGGTCATGTCGATGGTCATTTCCGCCCCCGTTCCCACGCTATGCGCGACAGTCGGTTGGCCAGCGCGTCGATGTCCTCGATGCCGATCTGGCGATTGCTAATGATGGCCCAGTAGACGAGGTCCATGAACCTCTTGGGCGGCAGCACCTGCACTGCGCTGTTGATCCATATTGCGGCCTCTGCCTGCACGTCGCGCTTAGGCATGGTCTTTGGTTCCTTGCGCCAGAACATCATGCCACATCCTCCGGCAGATCGAAGCAGGTCAGCCGCACCACACGCCCGGCTGCGACCAACTCGGCCAGCTTGGCGGCGATCTTGTCGTCAGCCATGTTCATATCCTCGGCGATCTCTTCGACGGTGGCGCGGCCATCAGCTTGCAGGTTGCCCAAGATGAAGGCCCCCAGCGTATCATCCCGCGATACAGGCGCGGCATCCTCCAGCGAGATCGCCAGCCAAGGCGTCTTCTCCGGCTGGCTCATGTTCGGCACGATCTGCGCCATGATCTTCTGGCCGGGTCGCAGGCTGGCATCCAAAGCCAGCTTGGACGGAATGAACACGTTCTGCGTCATGTCGCTGGATAGGACGGCGAAGGTGGTGCCTGTCTGAAGGCGGTTTGTTATTACCAGTTCAGTCGGTTGCATTGTTCTTTTCCAGTTCTGCAAGTTGTTGCTCGGCGTCGCGCAGATAGAAGGACAGGATACCGATGTCCTCTCCTATAGCGGCAGATCTGACACCAGTTCCGTGCAGCCGCTCAAGATCCGCGATCTGCTGTTTCTTAAGTTCGATGTAACTGCGTAGGCTTTCGATGGTCATTACATGATCCCCAATCTGTCCAAGGCAAAGTATGATTTCTTGTAGCTTTCGATGAGGCGGTCAACGCTGGCAATTCTGGCCTGTACATGCGGCGGGTTGGGCGCGATGCCGTTGGTCAGCGTCTCGCGATAATCCCACAGTGCCGTCAGCACGATGTGGGTGTCGGTTGCTCCTAGTCTGATCGCCATTTTACCACCCCATACCTTGAGCGAAGACGAAGCCAGCCCAGAGCAGGCCGAAGATTGCGATGGCCCCGACCAGGTCGGCGGCGATGTCTCGGATTTTCATTTGGGTTCTCCATGTTTGATAGTTCGTAGGACCACCATACAGCCTACTACACCTCATGCAAGCAGAAAAATGCGCTTGACGCAAAATTATTTCACAAATAGACAGATTGAACCGAAGCACAGGAGGACGCCGTGAAGGCTCAAGACCAAATCAGACAGTGGGCGGCGGACGGCGGGCGCAAGCTTGGCTGGATCGCTGACCAAGTTCCCGTCGCCAAATCCAGCTTTTCGCGCTGGATGCAGAACAACATCACGCCCGGCGCGATCTACCGCAACCGGCTGGCCGAAATCACGGGCATCGACAGCCTGCGTGAGAAGGGGACATGGAAATGAACCGGGGCCAAATACTCGACACCGCGAAGGCGTACGTCACAAAGGATCGCGCAGACACGCACGGCGACGCGGAGAGCAATTTCAATCTCATCGCCTTGTACTGGACCGCGCACCTCGACACCATCGTGACCGCCCACGACGTGGCCGTGATGATGAACCTTTTGAAGGTGGCGCGCATTAAGTCAAACCCGGCGCACGCGGACAACTGGATCGATGGCTGCGGATATCTGGCCTGCGGCGGTGAGATTGCGGCAGGGGAAGGGTGAAAAATAGACCGTCCACAAAATGGACGGTCTCACTTTTTGTGCGCTTTGATCCACTCGACAATCTGCGCGCTGGCATCTTCGGCACCTTTGCCAACAACAACTTTGTGGCCAAGGCCCTCAAGGTGCAGGATCATCGCTTCTTGCTCGGCCGATAGCTTTCCGCCCTTCACGCGCTTCATCTCGACCCATAGCCGCCACGCCGGCACATGTAGGTCCGGGATGCCCGACACAACGCCCTCGGCTTTCAGACGTTTGGCAGTGCTGATCGCGCGATGCCCGCCGTTTGGAATGGCAAAGATCAACACGCCCGAAAACTTGGTGCGAAACCAGTTTACAAATCCCTCCTGCTCTTCCGTCTCAGAAGGGTGGGTCTTGCGTCCATTCATTGCATCCGTCCTCCTGTGCTTCATCTGGCACGATGTCGCGCCACTTCATGCAATACCGCTCATCAACTAAGTGCGTGCATGTGCTGCACTTAGATGGCTGCAAACATTTCTCCGGCAAGTCGTTCAAGGCGCATCTCCTCTTCTGTCTTTTCCTTTGGCGCGCGTGGTTTTGCCGCGCTGTAGTCTAGCTGCACGATCTCGTTAAACTTCGGGTTATCAGCCCGAGGCTTGATCTTAATCCGGCTCGGCCAATTCCACATCGTGCATTGCCCCAAGGCTTCGGCCGTCGTCATAGCGGTGCTGTCCAGCGCCTTCATGCGCGCCTGATAGCGGCTTGCGGCATAGCCCCCGTGATCTGGGCAGAGCCACTCGCTTTGTCGCACCATCCCGCAAACGTAAGTGACCTTCACGCTGTCGGGCTTTCCATCTTTCTGGTGCAGGGCATACTCCACCGAATCAACGTCAAGCCATTGTGCTTCGACCTGCGTGGACAACATCGCGCCGCTGTAGCTTTTGGTTGAGTGGTTCAGGGCCGGCGCTGGGAACTCAAAGCCGCATTCGATGCAGTTCCTCACGGCTGCGTGATTGACCGTCTGGCACGCCTCGCAAACCTTCACCGGCGCATCGCCGCCCTTGCTCTCGCCTTTGGGCTTCACTTGGATCGCATCAATAAAGCCGTGCCGTTCGACGTTCTGGCCATAGTCCAGGATCAGGCAATTCGGCTTGGGGCCTTTGGCAATGTGCGCCAAGCGGCTTTCCTTGCTCTCCATATCCACGCCCGGCGCATAGACTGGCCGCGTGCCACGTCCAACGATCTGCACATAAAGACCGGCACTGGCCGTCGCTCGCACCAGTGCCACAAGGTCAACGGCCGGGTGGTCGAAGCCAGTTGTGAGAACCCCGCAATTGATGAGGCCGCGCCGATCACCGCGCTTGAATGCCTCAATCTTGGCCGTCCGTTCGCTCATCGGGTCTTCGCCTGACACCACCTCGATGTCGAAACCTTCCCGCGCAAAGGCTTTGCGGATCATGTCGGCATGACCAAGGCCGGATGCAAAGACCAGCCAAGCCTTGCGGCTTTCGCCCAGCGCAACGATCTCCTTCACCGTTGCCTCAACCAGTGCCGGGTCGCTGGCGGCCGTTGCAAGGTCTGTCTCGTTAAACTCGCCGCCGCGCATCTTGACGTTGCTCAGATCAATCTTGTTCAAGCTGCCCTTTGAAATGACAGGCGACAGATAGCCTTCATCCATCAACATCCCGACCGGGATGTCGTATGCAATGCCGTCAAAGATCGCTTCATCGCCCTTGTGCAAAAATCCGCTGTCGAGTCGATAAGGCGTGGCGGTCAGGCCAACGATCTTCACCATCGGATTGCATTGCTTCAACTCGCTGATGAAGCGGCCGTATCGCGTTTCGCTGTTCTTCGGGATCAGATGCGCCTCGTCCACCAGAACCAAATCCGGCGCTGGGATCATATTTGGGGCTTCCCGATAGACAGATTGGATGCCGGCAAAGGTGATCGGCTTATCCAGCCGCTTCTGGCCGATGCTGGCGCTGTAAAAGCCAATGTCCGCGTGTGGAACAATCCGAAGCAGCGTCTTGGCGTTCTGCTCCAGCAGCTCTTTGACGTGGGTCAGGATCATCACCCGCGTGCCGGTATATTCCATCGCATCCTCAACCAGCTTGGCCAGGATGGCGGACTTGCCTGCGCCGGTCGGGGCGACAATCAATGGGTTCTCCCCGCGACCGTCTGCCCAATACTGATAAAGCGCGTCAATCGCGGCGGTCTGATAGGGTCGCAGTTTCATAGCATCCTCCCCTTATGCAGATCGGCGCTGTTGCATTCGTTCCGCACAACCTCGCCTGTGTCTTTGTCCAGATATTCCACCCAATCATCGCCCGTATCGCTCACCTCAAGGTCTGGCGGCATGATGTGCGGGATGAACAGATGTGCGGTGCAGCCGGGCTTCATATCGCGGCCCTTGGCGCAACTCCACGCCCCATCACTGCCGCGCTCAGGCGTTGCGTGCGCGCATGTGCGGCAGTTGGCTTCTGGGATTTTGCAGCCGTGGCAGACGGGGCTTGTAGGGGCAGAAACGGCACTTAAAGAACGATGGATCGTCTGACAGGCGCGAAGGCGGCGTG